GAAGTGGGTTAAGCCCCGACCAAGCCGAAAGCGTTCACCCGTCAACTTTACGGGCGTGGGTCAAAGAGCAAACGGAAGACGGCAAAGCCTTCCCAATGGAACTATTTGGTGCCTACATCGGGCAACGAGCCATCATCAAAGGAGCAAAGTAATGGCTGAAGCAAAGAAAAATCAGGTTGCGACCAAAGAAGAGAATACTGCGGTTGCAGCTTTTGACGCATCAATGTTCGAGGCGGATGCCCAAATCGGACTTGGTAACATCTCTCAAGAAGACTTGGCTCTGCCATTTCTGAAAATTGTTTCTGGTCTGGATAACATCTTGGACGAGCGTGACGATGTCCGCAAAGGCGACATCCTCAACACCGTTACAGGCGAGGTCTACAAGGGCAAAGAGGGTATCCGCGTGGTGCCTTGTGCTTACCAGCGCAAGTTCATTCAGTGGCCCCCGCGGGGTCAAGGTCTTGGCGCACCGACTGCGATTTACGATCCCACCGATGCAATACCTGAAACAAAGCGTGATGAAAACGACAACAAAGAGTATCTGATAGATGGATCTGGTGAGTACATCGAACAGACCGCTCAGTGGTATGTCAAAATCATCGGTGAAGATGGAGCGGCAACAAACGCATTGATTGCCATGAAATCCACGCAGTTGAAAAAGTCACGCAAGTGGATGAGCATGATCATGTCTCGCCAAATGAACGGGGCTAATGGACCATTCACCCCGCCAATGTTTTCGCATGTTTATCTTTTGAAAAGCGTTTCTGAAGAAAACAGCAAGGGTAGCTGGCACGGTTGGGAGATGAGTGTTGACGCTCCGGTTGCGGATGCGGGCCTGTATCACTCAGCTAAAGCTTTCAATCAGTCGATTGAAAAAGGCGAAGTGAACGTGAAGCATAAGCAAGAAGGCGCTGAAGGCGCATCACGGACCGCGGCTCCCGCTCAGAAAAATGAAAACCTAGACGACGATATTCCGTTTTAGTTTTCTTGGGGTCCCGTCCAACGGGGCCCCGTTCTTTTGAGGGTTTAAGATGTCCGCAGAAAAATTTTCAGAGATTTTCTCTGGTCTTGAGGTTGCCTACGGCACCTATGAAATCCAGAGACAACAGTCTAATGGCAAACAGGCCGGGCAGGCCAGTGTCATTAAGCAACCGCGCACGACTGAAACTTGGGAGGGCCACCTGTCCGGTAAAGGCCCCGCGATTGGTATCATTCCCATCAATGAAAACAACATGTGCAAATGGGGTTGCATTGATGTCGATCAGTATTCCGGTTTCAATCACAAAGAACTAATCGATAAGATCAGAGAGATGAAATTGCCTCTGGTTGTGTGTCGCTCTAAATCGGGGGGAGCGCATGTTTTTATGTTTATTTCAGATTGGCTTGACGCAAAAGCTCTTCAGGATACCCTTTCGTCCATTTCGGCGGCGTTGGGTTATTCTGGAAGTGAGATTTTCCCGAAGCAAATCCGGCTACACCTTGACCGGGGAGATGTCGGAAACTTTCTCAATCTTCCCTACTATAACCATGAGGAGAGCCTGCGTTATGCGTTCAATGATGATGGAAGCGCGGCAACCCTTGAGGAGTTCATGGGGCTTTACGAAACACATAAGCAAACGCCAGAACAAGTTCTCGCCCTGACGATTGAGAAGCAGGATTCTACGCCGATCAAGGACGGGCCTCCGTGCTTACAGTATCTTTGTTCGCAGGGGTTTCCGGAAGGAACCCGCAACAACGGTCTGTTTAACATAGGTGTGTATTTGCGTAAGGCGTTCCCTGACAGTTGGGAAGATGAGCTTATGAAATACAACATGAATCATTTCACGCCGCCACTGCCGCTGTCTGAAGTGAACATCATTGCAAAGCAATTGAACCGCAAAGATTATGCGTTCAAGTGTAATGATGCACCTATCAATGATCACTGTGACAAGGACAAGTGCCTGACACGCCGCTACGGTGTGGGCAACGTAGGTCAAGCAGCTACAGTGGCAAACTTGCGTAAGTACAATTCAAAGCCACCTATCTGGTTTATGGACGTCAACGGCGAACCGCTTGAACTAGATACGGAGGGCTTGCAGAGCCAGACGAATTTTCAACGTGCTTGTATTGAGCAGTTGAACGTAATGCCGCCCACAGTGAGTAAACCTATTTGGGAAAATCGGGTTGCGGCTCTACTCCGTGACATGACGGAAACCGAAGGGGGTGTTATGGAGGCGAGTGCAGACTCATCTGTGGACGGCGCTTTCTATGAGTTTCTCGAAGATTTCTGCCGCAATATGCAGACCGCGTCAGATAAGGAAGAGATACTCTTGCGCCGACCTTGGACAGATGAAGAGGACCAGCTTACATATTTCCGTCTGAAAGACTTTGAAAGCTACCTCAAGCGGCAACGGTTCTTTGAGTTCAAGACACACAAGATTGCACAACGCCTGCGAGATATGGGCGGCGAATCTGTGACCCTGCGGATCAAAAACCGTGTGGTCCGCGTCTGGTCAATCCCCGCGTTTGAGATGCCTATTTCAGACATCAAGACGCCGCATTTTGGCCCCAACGATGAGGACATCCCCTTCTAATGTTCACGATCTACGGACCGCCCGGAACAGGTAAGACAACCACGCTTTTGAATATGGTGGAGAAGGCTCTCGAAGCAGGCACTCCGGCAAGCCGTATTGCTTTCCTTGCCTTTACTCGTAAAGCTGCGAGGGAGGCACGGGAGCGGGCGGCTCGTAGGTTCAACCTAGACATATCAAACGATCTTGGTTCATTCAAAACATTGCATAGCTTCTGCTATCACCTGTCTGACATCAACCAAGAACAGTTGATGGGTCCCGACCATTTAGCAGAGTTCAGTTTTCAGGTTGGCTTTAACCTATCAAGCAAAGCCTCTGATGATGATGACAACATTGGAAGCAATTCTCGCGACAATCCAATCATGCAAATCATCCAGCTTTCGCGGTTGAAGAAAGAACCAATAGAAAAAACATACAAGCAAAGCACCATTGACGAACCGCTGTCCACGGTCCGGTATATTGACGATGCCTACAGGGCATATAAAAAGGCTCACCGGATTTATGATTACACCGACATCTTAGAGTGGTTTGCTGAAAACGGCGGACGTGTCTGCCCAAGCTACGATCTGGTCTTTCTAGATGAGGCACAAGACCTTTCGCCGCTGCAATGGGAAATCGCGCACATTCTGGATGAAAACGCAGGCCGCATGTACGCCGCGGGAGATGACGATCAAGCTATCTACCGTTGGGCAGGCGCAGACGTTGAACATTTTCTTGGGGTTGAACAAGGTTCAGAGGTTCTTTCTCAATCCTACAGGATACCTCAAAGCGTCTATAAGGTGGCTTCTAGAATTGTGTCGCGGATTCAAACACGCCGACCTAAAGAATATAACCCCAAGGCTATATCCGGTAAGGTTGAAATGATCTTCAGCCCTAATATGAAAAAGTTCGCTGAAGACGATTGGCTGGTTATGGCTCAATGTAATTACATGCTTAACGACATATGTGAATCTTTGCGGCAACACGGCTACTATTTTGAGAACAGGGGCCACCGCAGCATTAGCGACAAGCTTGCGTCCGCAATTACCGCGTGGAAAGCTTTGGTGGGCGGAGCAGAGATCGAAGCCGCATCAGCGCGGGACATGTATTACTACATGAAATCCGGCACCCGTATTAAACGCGGCTTTAAAGCCCTATCAGGTGTCGATGTGAAAGACACCTTCAGTTTAGAATCATTACAAACTAACTTTGGCCTTCTTGCCACTGCCGACATGTCGTGGAGCGAAGCTCTGGATAAAGTTCCAGAAGACATGAAAACCTATGTAGAAGCCCTTTTGCGTAGAGGGGAAAACCTGAACCGCGAACCACGGATCAAAGTGTCCACGATCCACGGCTCTAAGGGCGGGGAAGCTACGAATGTTGTGCTTTACACAGATATTTCCTATGCTTCAGACCAAGCCGTGTCTTCAAACACGCTAGAGGGGCAGAGAATGATGGATGATCTTCACCGACTTTTTTATGTCGGCGTCACGCGGTCAAAGGAAAATCTCTACATTGTTTCACCGATGGACGGATTGAGGAGCTACGCGATATGACAATGTTTAGTGAGATGGATGCGTTTCCAACAAAGTTTTTTATGTTAAGTATCGACGACAAAGCTTTGTTAACGGACCTTGTTATGGAAGTGAACCAGCGGAAGGACGAGATAAAGGCAATAAGCTGGGGATCACAAGCCCACTACGGAGACACATACAACACCGATTTTTCGGCTTCAATAACCTTGGCACATTTCGAAAGAGTAAAAGAATATCTCTCAGACGTTTTCTCTAAAAACGGTTTTAAGTACCGTATTTTAGATTACTGGACTGCTCTTTATAAAAAGGGTTCAGATCACCCTATTCATAATCATAAGCTTTTTTACGTTGAAAAAGAGAACGTAAATTATTCGGGCATTCTGTATTTATCCTCTACGGGTAAAACGCACTTTTACAGTGACTGTGTTGGCTCTTGGAATAGGGCGTTTAACATAAATTCTGACTTTGGAAAAATTATTATGTTCCCCTCAACAACACTGCATTCTGCAACCGCAGATACGCTAGATGAAAGAGAGCGCTGCATAATAGCGTTTAATGGAGTTTTGGAGCCAAAATGACACGCCATGAGGATTACATGAAAAAGAAAGCAAACGATTTGCTGGATATGGTTAACCATCCCCCGCACTACACAACAGGTTCGGTAGAGTGTTTGGACGCGATTAAGTCTGCTTTGGGTGACGGGTATGTTCATTACTGCCAAGGCGTAATTTTAAAGTACGTCTGGAGATTTGAGCGCAAGGAAAAGCCTTTGGAGGATTTGGGCAAAGCAGAGTTCTATTTAAAAGAACTACAAAAATTCATCGAAGACAAGTTGGAGGAAGACGAATGAAGCCCAAAGGCTTACAGCTAGTCATGTTCAATCCAGAGACAGATTGGGTTCCACCTTCTGAGTTGCCCGACATTACAGATCGTTCAGAGATTGCAATCGACTTAGAAACCCGTGACCCAAACATTAAAACCCTTGGCCCCGGTTGGCCCCGCGGTGACGGAGAAGTGGTGGGTTACGCCATTGCAGTTGATGGGTGGAGCGGGTATCTGCCCGTGGGGCATCTGGGCGGCGGAAATTTAGACAAGCGCATTGTCCATAACTGGATGAAGAAAGTATTGGCTTT